CTTGATGGTGGCATCCACTGTTTTTTTCTGGTCTCTCTCACTGTGGAAGTTCGTGAGTTTCTATTAAGTTTGTCCATAATGACTCCTATTTAACAAATTTGGCATATTCTTCCAAAGGCACTCCCAACTTTTTAGCTATTGCTACCTGTGACCGAGTGAGTTTCACAGTTCTGCGACCTTCTTGTTTTCTACCAGCCGAGGCTACAGTCTGAGTAGGTCGTTTTTCTTGTTCAAACTTATTGGGAAAATATTCCCTCATCTTGAAATCTATTTCATTATAATAGTCATCACTCTCTGGGTCAAACCCCTGTGCGACTAAATCTTCGTGTATTCCATAAGCAGCGTTTGTTAATACTTTATCTTTACCAAACCAAGTATTCTTATCTGCCCAGTTCGTTGCCTTTTGTGAAGGTTCTCTTCTTGGAACTGGTTGTTGTGTTGTTTCTTGTGGTGCTACAGGACTTTCTTGCTTAGTTGGTTCTGTTTTTTTAGTTTCCTGTTCTTCTTTTTTCTTGTCCTGTAAAATTCTAGCCTTCTCTTTTTCAACGGATAATTTAGCTAGTAAATCATTAGCTTCCATAATTTTGTCTGCATCATTATTTTGAATAGCATTTTTTAAGTTACTTTTTACTTGCTCTCTTTGTGCATCTATTCTTGCATCAAATTCTTTTAAGTAATTATCATCTACAGTATGTAAATGTTTTTCGGTGTTACTATATTTTTCTTGTAAACCCTTAGCATAATCTAACGCAGCCTTTTCTCTTCTTTCTGCTTCTCTATATCGCTTAGTTAACTGATCTATCCTTCGTTGCACACTAGAAGATATTTCATTTAGATTAGAGGGTTTAT